TGGCTGACCGTCCTCGAAGCGCGCAGCCTCGTCCCGGGGCCTCCCGGGCCGCCTGGCGAGCGCGGCGCGGACGGGCCGCCCGGTCCCGCCGGTCCCGAGGGCACACCGGGACGCGATGGGCAGCCGGGCGTGGCCGGCCGCGATGGCGCGCCAGGCGCCCGGGGTGAGCCAGGCGTGAACGGGTCCAACGGCGTGCCCGGGCGCGACGGCACGCTCGAGGCGCTCCGCGTCGAGTCGCTCGACGAGCGCACCATCCGCCTCGTCCGCGCCGACGGGACGCCCGTGCTGGGCAGCGAGCTCACCTTCGCCGTGCCGCTCGACGAGGGCGTCTTCAAGGCCGACCAGAGCTACGCCCGCGGCGCCGGCGTGACGCACGCGGGGTCGTTCTGGATTGCCCAACGCGCCACCCACGGGGCGCAGGAGCGCCCGGGCGACGGCTCCGGGGCCTGGCGCCTGGCCGTCAAGGCGGGCCGCCAGGGGGCCGAGGGGAAGGCCGGGCCGGCCGGTCCGCGCGGGCCGGCGGGTGAGCCGGGGCCGCCCGGAAGGACCTACGCGTGACCCCGTCTGTCCCGCGCCGGTGGCCCGGCGCGACGATCGTCTGCCTCGGCGGCGGCCCGAGCCTGACGCCGGCCGACGTCGACGCGGTGCACGCGGCCGGGCTGCACACGATCGCCATCAACGACGCCTACCGGCTCGCGCCGTGGGCCGACGTGCTCTACGCCTGCGATCAGCAGTGGTGGACGTGGCACGCCGGCGTGCCGTCGTTTACCGGCCCGCGCTACGCCCTCGCGGCGTCGATTCCGATTACCTGGCCCGACATCGTGGTGCTCGAGAACACCGGCTGGACCGGCCTCGAGCTCGCGCCGACGGGCCTGCGCGCCGGCCACAATAGCGGCTACCAGGCGGTCAACCTCGCCGTGCATCTCGGCGCGGCGCGGGTGCTCCTGCTCGGCTACGACCTGGGGCCCGATGGGGCGCTGACGCATTGGTTCGGCGACCACCCGAGCCTGGTGCCGTCGCCGTATGCCGAGATGCGGGCGGCCTTCGAGACGCTCGTGGCGCCGCTCGCGGCGATCGGCGTCGAGGTGCTCAACTGTTCGCGGCGGACGGCGCTGACGGCGTTCCCCTGCGTGGCGCTCGAGGACGCGCTCGCCGAGGCGACGGAGCGGGTCGCATGACGCGCGTCTTCGGGGTCGACTACCAGTTTCTCTCGTGCGGCGATGTGTTCACCGAGGGCCTGGCGCACGCCGCCGCGGATCTCGGCCTCGCGTATGCCCATGCCGACTGGGCGGCGCCCGATCTCGGGTTCCAGATCGAGACGTTCGCGCCCGACCTGATCCTGGTCGTCCACGGCCGCCGCTTCGCGCAGCGGTTCCCGAACCTGAAGGGCTTCGGTGTGCCGCGCGCCGTCTGGCTGCTCGACGAACCGTATGAAGTCGACGACACCGCGACGTTTTCCTCGCGCTTCGATTACGTGTTCGTGAACGACATCGCGTCCCTGGCCCGGCACCCGCGGGCCGCGCTGCTGCCGGTCTGCTACGACCCGCACGTCCACGTGGGCGCGGCCCATCCCCGTCCGTTCCGCGTCGGCTTCATCGGCGGCGGCAATCCGGCTCGCGACCACGTGCTCGGCGCCCTCGCGCGCGCCGGACAGCTCGACTACGTCGTCGGTGGCGCGTGGGATGACCCCGACGTGGCCCGGCGCTGCGTGAGTGCCGGCGTCATCGCGCGCGAGACGGCGCGCTACTACCAGAGCACGCGCGTCGTCGTCAACGTCTTCCGCGATCGGCACCATTTCAACCGCGAGGCGATCCCGGCGACGGCGATGAACCCGCGCATCTACGAGGCGCTCGCGTGCGGCGCCCTGGTCGTCAGCGAACCGCGCCCCGAGCTGTACGCGCGCGTGCCGCAGCTGCCGACGTTCACGCACGCCGACGAGGCGGTGGCGATCGTCGCGGATCTGCTCGCGCCGGCGGCGGCTGAGGAGGTCGAGCGCCTCCGGGGCCGCTGTGCCGCAGCGCTCGCCGGCGACACCTACGCGGCGCGCCTGCAGACCGTGCTCGCGGTCGTGGGCGCGCAGGTGGCCGCATGACGCCGCGCGTCACCATCGTCACCACGGTCTATGACCGGATGGACTGCCTCGCGCGGTGTCTGCGGGCGACCACGCAGAGCGCGTGCGCCGATCACGAGCAGCTCGTCGTTTCCGATGCGCCGGGCCAGGCGCTCGAGGACGCCATCGACGGCCTGATCGCCGCGCAGGCCGATCCGCGCGTGCGGCATCTGCGCCGGACCACCCGCGCGAACGACTGGGGCATGAGTCCGGCCGCGGATGGCTTGCGCGCCGCGGCCGGCGAGTTCGTCTGCTTTCTCTCCGACGACAACGCCTATCTGCCGGACCACTTCACGCCGCTGGTCGCCGCGCTCGACGCCGACCCCACCCTCGGGTTCGTCTACGCCTCCTGCCAGTACGCCGCCTTTCGCGAGCTCCGCATGGCGCCGCCGGCCGGGTCGCAGATCGATCTCGGCCAGCCGCTCTTTCGCACGGCGGTCCTGCGCGCCGCCTTCCCGATCGGGTTCCCGTTTCACGAATTCGCGTGGGACTGGCGGGTGATTCACCTGCTGCTGCTCACCGGCGTGCGCTGGCAGCACATCGATACGGCGTCGTTTATCTTCCGACTCGCCGCCTACCCGGAGCACCTCGAGGCGCTCCGATGACGACGCTGCACGTCTGCGCGATCGTTCGCGACGAGGGCCTCTACCTCGCGGAGTGGCTCGCGCACTACCGCGCCCAGGGCGTGACGCAATTCTGGCTCTACGACAACGAGTCGACCGATGGCGGCCTCGAGGCGTACGACGCCGCTGACGTCGCCGACGTCCGCGTGCTGCCCTGGCCGGGCCGCGGCGTGCAGCTCGCCGCCTACGAGGACGCGCGCAGCCGCTGCCCGGCGGACTGGCTGGCGTTTCTCGACGTCGACGAGTTCTGCTACCACCCAGACGGCCGGCGCGTGCTCGACGTCGTCGCGGCGCAACCGCCGGCCGTGGACGCGGTCTGGGCGCCGTGGCGGATGTTCGGCTACGGCGGCCATCTCACCCGCCCGCCCGGGCCCGTCGTGCAGGCCTTCCGCGACCGCGCCGCCGACGACCATCCGCATCACGCCTACGCGCACGGCGGCAAGTCGATCGCGCGGCCGGCCCGGGTGCGCGGCTTCCGCGATCCGCATCATCTTGCGCTCGCCGGCGGGGACGGCACCCGCGTCGACGACACCGGGCTGCTCGTGAATCACTACGTGACGAAGAGCCGCGCCGAGGCCCTCGTCAAGATCCAGCGGCCGCGCATCGACACCGGGTGGTATCGCGCCTGGGCGGAGGTCGACGGCGACGCGCAGACCTATGGGGCGGTCCGCGACGACCGTCTCGCGCAGCTCACCGCGGGAGTCCTCCATGCGTCCTGAGCTGCAGGACCTCCCGGCTGGCTGGTTTCATCACGGCGAGAAGATTCTCGCCCTGGTCGAGGCGCACCGGCCGCGAGTCTGCGTCGAGCTCGGGACGCACAAGGGGGCCTCGGCGATCGGGCTGACGCGGCTCCTGCGGACATGGGGCGGGCACCTGGTCTGCGTCGACAGCTGGAACCCGGTCTTTTCCGGCGAGGTGGGCGTGCTCGCCGTGTGCGCCGCGAACCTCCAGGCCGCCGGCGTCGCGCCCTGGGTGCGCCTCATCGTGGCCACGACGGCCGAGGCCGCGGCGGCGTGGCGGGACGCCTGGATCGATTACCTCTACATCGATGCCGACCATTCGCGCGAGGGCTGCGCCGCCGACCTGGCGGCGTGGTGGCCGCACGTGCGGGACGGCGGCCTGGTCGCCGGCGACGACTACGACAACCCGGACAGCCCCGGCGTCGCCGAGGCCTGGGACGCCTTCGAGCGCGCGCACGGGCAGACCTTCGAGCGGTTCGCCACGCCGAACACGGCGCCGCTCGGGATGCGGCTGGTCTACGGCACGAAGCGGAGCGCGGCATGAGGCAGACCGAGCTCCGCATCACCGACTCGCTCGTGAGCACCGTTGCGGCCGGCTCGCCGCCGGTCTCGGCGTTGACGCTCGACTACGCCAAGCAGCACATCCGCGCCCTCGGCAGCGTCGACGACGTGCTGACGACGGTCTACATCAACGCCGCGGCCTCCTACTTCGAAGAGCAGACCGGGCGGCAGCTGCTCACCGCGACGCGGGAAGCCTGGCTCGATGCGTTCCCGTTTGTCGGGGCGAGCGGGATGCGCGCCCGGATCGAACTGCCGCGGCCGCCGCTGCAGAAGGTGCTCGACGTGCGCTACGTCGACGCCACGACCGGCGCCTGGCACTCGAGCCTCGGCGGCTCACCGGCCGCGCCGCTCTTCGCGTGGACGGCGCCGGTCGGCGACTACGCGCGGCGGGGGTTTGTCGAGCCGCTCTACGGGGCGAGCTGGCCGCGGGCGCAGGCCCAGACGGCGGCCGTGCGCATTTCGTATACCTGCGGCTACGGCGCATCGATGACGGCGATCCCGCCGCTGGTGCGCGGCGTGCTCTGCTACCTCGTCGCGCACTTCGACACGTTCCGCGCCGCCGTGCACGAGGCCCGCCGCGGCGCCGTGCTCGAGCTCCCCTACGGCGTGCAGATGATGATGGACGGCTTCAAGTACTCGGCCTATCCGTCGCAGCTGCTGCGCGAGATGCACTGGCCCGAGGGCTTTGCCGACAGCCTGGCCGGAGGGGCCCGATGGTAGCGATCGAGATCGGCGCCCTGCGCCAGCTCGCGACGCTGTCAAACCCGGGGCCGCCGGTGATGGACGGCGATGGGAGCTATACGCAGACCTACGCGCCGCTCGATCCGCCGACCTGGCGCTGCGCGATCGAGAAGGCGAGCGTGCAGCAGTCCGAGAAGCACTTCGCGTCGACCGTGCTCTCGCACGCGACCTATATCTTCAGCGGCCGTTTTCATCCGCAGATCTCGTCGCTGCTGCCCACCCGCATCCAGTGGACCGATCGCGCCGGCATCGTGCACACCGGGACCGTGCTCGACGTCAACGATACCGAAGGGGCCGGCGTCGAGACCGTCCTACTCGTCACCGAGGTCGCGCTATGAGCGCCCGCGTGCGGTTTGAGGGGCTCGAGGAGCTGCGCGCCGCGCTGCGGGCCTTGCCGGCGACGCTGGTCGGCGAGGCGACGGGCCTAGTGCAGGCGGCGGCCGAGAGCGCGAAGACCGAGATCGTCGCGGCCTATCCGCGGCGCACCGGGAACTTGCGCGACCACGTCGAGGTCACGACGCCCATCGCGAGCGCCGCCGGGGTCGTCGTCGTCCTGCGCAACACGTCGAAAGAGGCGCGGTATTTCGAGAACGGGTCGCAAGTGCGGCATACCGCGATCGGCGCCAATCGTGGATCGATGCCGCCCGGGCACGTGTTCGAGCCGCGCTACCAGAAGTGGCGGCGCCATATGTGGGACACGCTCGCGGAGCTGCTGCGCCGCGAAGGCCTGATCGTGAGCGGGACACCATGAGCCGCGCGCCCCGCGATTCGTCGGACATCGACAACGCGCTCGTCGCCTATCTCGCCTCCGACGCGGCGCTGCTGGCGCTCTGCCCGAACGGCATCTACATCGACGAGGCGCCACCCGGCGCGACGCAGTTCGTCATCGTCTCGGTCGTCGATGCGGTCGACGAGGCGGTGTTTGGCGGCCGGGCGATCGAAGACGTGCTCTATCTCGTCGAAGCGCGGATGCTCAGCACGACGCACGGCAACATCAAGGGCGCCGGCGCGCGGATCGACGCCCTGCTCGACGAGCAAGTGCTGCCGCTCGGCTCGCCCTCGCGCGCGCCCGGCTACACGCCGATCGCCATGTTTCGCGAGACCCGGCTGCCGGGCCGCACGGAAGTCGACGAGGTCGACCCGTCGCTGCGCTGGTGGCGCCGCGGCGGCCAGTATCGGCTGCAGATGGCGATCGATCCGTTTACGGCGGTGGGGCCCGCCGTCTCACAAACCGAGTCAGGGATTCCCCATAGGGTCACGACGGACACCAGAAGAGGGTACGCAGATGATCAAGACCGGACGGTACGGCACAGTGAAGTGGAACGCGGTGGCAGGCTCGCCCGTGACGATGAAGACCATCGCCAGCCTCAATACGTGGAAACTGAGCCTGAAGACGACGAAGGAAGACGTGACGTGCTTCGGTGACCCGAATCACATCTACGTGCCGGGCATCCCCGATATCAGCGGCTCGCTCGGCGGCTTCTTTAACGCCTCCGAGCTCTCGCTCATCCTCGCGGCCGCGAGCGGGATGACGCCGGGCCAGCTCGCCCTGGGCCACAACTCTTTCGAGCCGAGCATGGTGTTCTCGGGGCCGGCCTACATGGACGCCGACATCGACTGCACGCTCGCGGCGCCGAAGCTGGCCGGCACGTTCAACGCCGCCGGTCCGTGGACGATCCCGACCGTGGCGCTGCCCTAAGCGGGGCGCGGCGTGATCCACTCGAACTCGGTGACGCTCCGCGGCGGGGCGGCGACCCTCGTGTGGGGCTACCACACCGTCGCGGACCTGCGGGCGTGGCGCATTGTCAAAGGCGCGCAGGGCTGGCACCTGTCGGCCACGTGGACGTCCGTCAATCCGTACCGCGCCCGGAAGACGCCGCTGTACTTCACGGCGCCGCACGACAAGGGCCACTGGTGTTTCCCGGTCATCGGGGAGCTCGTCATCAGCGGCCCGTCGCTGACCGCGCCACTCGGCCCACCCGAACAATAGAGGACTCCGTATGCCTTCCCGCTTCGTGCAGCCGACGACGACCACGCTGAAGATTTCCGGCGGCGACACCTTGACCGTCAAGCGCCGCCTGACGTGGGGCGAACAGAACGATCTCATGGCGAAGATGGCGGCCCCGCGGACGCCTGGCGACGAGGGCGTCGTGCGCGCGAATCCATTTGAAGTGCGCATCGTCACCGTGCTCGGCTACCTCGTCGACTGGTCGATCACCGATGCCGACGGCGTGCACGTCACCCTCCGCGGCAAGGCCGAGGACGAGGTGCGGGCGATCCTGCGCGACCTCGAGCAGGACGTCATGGAAGAAATCTTCCTGGTCATCAGTGCACACATCGCGGCGCAGGACCAACTCCGGGAGGCGGAAAAAAACGGCCAGGGCACCGCGAGCGCATCGCCAGCGATCTCGCCATCGCCCGACGGTGCCACTGGCGCTATGAGTGGGTCGCCGAGTTAGACCTTGATGTCTACACCATCCTGGTCGAGCAGCTGCGGGCGGAAGACGCCGCGCTGCGGCGGACGGACGAGGACGCGGCGGAGGATCGGGACGTAACGGATGCCGATTACCGGTAAGTTTGAAGCGGACTTCACCTCGTTCACCGCCGCGGTGGCGGCGGCCGAGGTGTCGCTGAAAAACTTCGAAGCCGACGGCGCCAAGGTCGAAACACGCCTCACGAACGTCAGCAACGCCCTCTCCGGGGTCAAGGTCATCCAGCAAGCGACGCTCGCCGCCGATGCGGTGACGCGGCTCGGCGAGGCTGGCGGCACGACGGCCGGCATCCTGAAATTGACGGATACCGAGCTCGCGAAAGTCGGCGCCACGGCGATCGAGGCGCAAGCGAAATTCCAGGCGCTCGGCCAGACGGCGCCGGCGGCCATTCAGGAAATCGCGAAAGCGGCGACCGACCTCGCCGAGAAACAGAAAGCCGGCGCCGGCCGCGCGGATGAATTCGGCGCCGCGATTGGCGGTATGGTCGCGCGGTTTTTCACCGCCGAGGCCGCGATCGAACTCTTCAAGCAAGCGCTCGATTTCACGAAAGAGGCGGTGGCAGATGCCGCGGCGCTCGAGGACCTGAGCCGGGCCACGGGGATTACGACGGACGGGCTCCAACGGCTCGCCTATGTCGGCGTGGAATCCGGCGTCGATCTCGACACGATGGCGCGCGGCGTCGAGCAACTCTCGACCAAACTCGCGCACGGGGACAAAAACGCGACCGAGGCGGTGGAGGCGCTCGGGCTGTCGGTCAAGGATTTGATCGCGGCCGGGCCCGAGGAAGCGTTCATTCGAGTCGGCGAGGCGGCCGGGCGCCTCGAGGACCCGATGACGAAAGGCGCCACGTCCGCGGATCTCTTTGGGAACAAGCTCGGGAAATCGCTCATCCCGATGCTCGGGCAACTGCGCGACAAGATGAACGAGGTGCCGCAGGGCGCGATCATTAGCGAGGCGACGATCAAGTCCGCGAAAGACTTCGACGACAAGCTCGCGCATCTCACGATCACGATAAAAGCGTTCGCCGCGGAAACCTTCGGCAACGCCTCGGCGGCGTTTAGTTTCTGGGGGCTGAACGATAGCGGGCCGATCCTCGATCGGATCATCGGGCGCTTCACCGGCGCCAGCAAAAATATCAAGCTGCTGACCGATGACATCGTCGCCGGCATCGGTAAAGCCTCGGCGGCGACCACGGCGACGGGCGAGGCCGCGATCAGCAATGCCGATCGCCTGGCCCTGCATCTGAAATCGCTGACGCGCGACGCGCTCGCCCCGCTCACCGCCGAAGAAAAGAAGTATCTCGACGCGGCGATGGCGGCGAACGAGAGCACGGCCGACAGCGCCAAATGGCTCGGCGCCTCCGAGGCGGCGATTCGCAAGTACGAGGACGCGCAGAAAGCGGCCGCCGACGCGGTCAAGCGACACACCGAGGCGGTCGCGGCGCTTGAGGACAAGATCCGCAACACGAAGGCCGACCAGGCGGCGCGCGACCTGGCCGAGGCGGTGCAGAAACTCGGCGGCATCAGTCGCCTGAGCGCGGACGACCAGAAGCGGCTCGCCGATGAAGTCGGCAAGCTGTTCACCCAGGGCGCCAAACTCGACCCGCTCCTCGTCGATCTCGCGGTGCGCTTCGGCGAGCTCGATCCCAAAGTCACCGAGGGCACGGCGGCCTTCGAACATCTCGGCGAAACGATCAAGACGATCACGCTGCCGGCCGCCGTGCTCATCAACGCCGAGATCGACGCGCTCCAAAAGAAAATCACCGCCGGCTTTAGCGGCATGGGGGAGATCGGCGAGAAAGTCGGCGACGGCTTCAAGGAAGGCGCGAAAACGATCGAGGACGCGATCGCGCGCGATGTGCGCGCGCTCGGGCAACTCGCGCAGGCGTTCAATCAAACGGCCTCGATCGCGCAGTCGACCGGCCACGCCGCCGCGGCGTCGGCGCTCTCGAGTTTCGGCGGCATCGCGAACGGGCTGCATCAAGCGGCGCAGGCGAATAAAGACTGGTCGGGCAGCGCGGGCATCGCCAGTGCGCTCTTTAGCAGTCACGCCTCGACCACCGAGAAAGCCGCGGCCGGGATCTCGTCCGGCCTGGCGATCGCCGGCGGCGCCATGAACGTGTGGGCCGCCACCGCGAACGCCGGCGGCAAAGCGGCCGGCGCGTTCAAGGGGGCGATGGCGGGCGCCGAGGCCGGCTCGGCGTTCGGGCCGTGGGGGATGGCGGTCGGCGCGGCCGCCGGCGCGCTGACCGGCTTCATTCGCAATCTGACCGCCGGCCGGAAAGCGGTCGAGGACTTCGCCAAGTCGCAGGGCGGCTTCGATGCGCTGCACGCCCAGCTCGACGCGCTGCCCACCGGCCAGGGCGAAACGCTCTGGAAGCAGCTCACGCAAGGGACCGCCAAGGGTGATCCGAAAGCCGCGCAGGCGGCGATCGATAAGATCACCGCGGCGCTCGCGGCCGCCGATAAAGCCACCGCGCAATTCAATACCGACGCCGGCGGCGTGCTCACGCAGATCCAAAGTTTCGGCGGCAACGTCGACGCCGCCATGCTGCCCTACCTTAACGATCTCGCGAAAGCCGGCAAGCTGTCGGCCGATAACGTCGCGCTGCTCGGCAAGATGAGCGGCGACGGCAAGCCGACCTATCAGCAGCTCGACGCGCTCGCCAAAAAATACAATCTGACCCTCGACCAGATGGGCGCCGGGTTCCAGGGCGCCAAGATCCACGACGAATTCCAGTCGCTCATCGACGACATGGACGAACTGCAACGGGGCGGCGTCGACCTGGGCGCCGTGCTCACGACGACCGGCGCCGATGGGAAGCTGGCGCTCTCTGACCTCGGCACGCAGGTGCAGAACGTCATCGACCAATCGATGAAGTACGGGCAGGAGGTGCCGGAGAACATGAAGCCGGCGGCGCAGGCGCTCATCGACCAGGGGCTGCTGCTCGACGCCAACGGCAACAAGATCACCGACATCAATCAAATCAAGTTCGGCGAGTCGATGCAGACCTCGCTCGAGACGCTGAACAAAACGCTCAAGGATCTGATCGATTCGCTGCATACGCTCAGCGGCACCACCGCGACCCCGACCATTGCGCCGCGCTACGTACCGCCGAGCAATGCGCCGGCCGACACGCCGGCGCCGGCCTACGGTGGCGCGCAGGCCGTCGGCGGCGATTACTACGTGACGAGACCGACCTACTTCCTCGCCGGCGAGGCGGGGCCGGAGGCGGTTTCCTTCGGGGGGGCGAACGGCTCGCGCGGCGGCCGCACGGCGAGCACCGTCCCGATTCACGTCCACGTGATGATGCCGGACGGCCGCACCCTCGCGGAAGTCGTGGTGCCGCACATCCCGGTCGTCGTGCAGGAATACGGCCTCACGCGATGAGCACGTGGGCCTTTTCCATCGCCGGCGTGCTCCAGCCCTTGCAGACCGGCTGGCAGATGCAGCTCACCACGAGCGGGCGCAACCGGTTTGTCGGCAAGGTCTTCTCGAAGGATGCCTCGTACCGCCCGCAGCTCGACGACTCGGTCGGCGTCTACGAACGCATTCCCATCAAGACCATCGCCGCCGGCAACCCGACCGTCATCACGACCACCGAGACCCACGGCCTGGTCAGCGGTCAGCAGATGCACTTCGGCAACATTGTCGGCAACGTGCCGGACCTCAACACGCAGACGCTCGTCTGCACGGTGTCGAGCCCCACGGTGTTCACGGTGCCGTGGGCGACGACGACGGCGGGCACCGGCGGCGTGGCCGAGCGCGCGGTCTTTGGCGGCTACGTGATCACGCCCCGCGAGCGCGGGATGCTCGATGAACCGGGGAAGCCCATCTACACCGAGATCACTGCCGTCTCCTTCGACCAGATCACCGAACGGCGCTATGCGAAGGAAGTGCTGGTCAGCGGCACGCTGAAGTCGATGCTGACGACGCTCGTCACCCACTACATGCAGAACCCCTACGTCGCCGTCAACCCGAGCCAGGTCGACGGGCCGGTGCTGCCGGATGTGCCGTGCGACTACGCGCTCGTGCGCAACGTGCTCGACACGATTGCCGGCCTGGCCGGCGGCTACGTCTGGGAAATCGACCCGCATCTGCAGGCGCGGATGTTTCTCCCCGCCTCCGAGCGCGCCCCCTTCGACGTGGTCGAGGGCGGCCGGTCCGCGATCGGCGACGTGACGTCCGAGCCGACCCGCACCGCCTACGCCAATCGCGTGCTCGTGCAGTTCACGGCCGCGGCGGTGTCGGCGTATGCGTTCTGCCAGGCGGACCAGAACTTCGCCGACGGCGAGACGGTCGTCATCGGCTCGAAGACCTACACCTATCAGGCCGTGCTGACCGAGGCCGACGGCCACCTGGCGATCGGTGCGAACGCGCTGGCCAGTATCACCACGCTGCTCGAGGCCATCAACCTCTCGGGCGGCAACTACGCCGCGGCGATGACGAAACACAGCCAGGTGTTCGCGAGCATGGGCAGCACCGCCGTGGTCCGCGTCACCGCTATCGCCGCCGGCGCGAGTGGCAACTCGATTGGCGTCTCGACGACGGGCGCGCACGCGCGGTGGTATGGCGAAGGGTCGGCGCCGACCTCCTCGCTGACGCTGGGCGCCGATGCCGCGCTCACGAGCGTCGCCATCGCCGAGCAGACGAGCGAACAGACGCAGCACGGCATCTGGGAGGCCGTCGTCCAGGCCGCCGACATCACCGACTACAGCCTGGCGCTGCAGGCGGCGCAGGCGTATCTCGCGATCAAGCTGCTGGTGCCGCGGACGGTGACCTACCGCACCCGCGAGCGCGGCGCGCTCCCCGGCCAGCAGCAGACCATCACCATCCCGAGCCGCAACCTCAACGGCACCTTCCTCATCACCGACGTCAACGGCGGCAATCCCACCGAGAACGCCGTCGAGTGGACCGTGACGGCGGTCGAGAGTCTGACGCCGGGCGCGGCGCCGCAGTGGCGCGACACCTATAAGCAGTGGGCGGGCTCGGTGGCCGGCAGCGGGACGGCCATCTCCACGGCGGGCGGCGGGGGCACCGGGCGCGGCGGTGCGGCGCTCCCGCCGGTCTACTATCTCGGCGGCACGC